TCAAACGTCGTCTGCATTTATTACAGATAACATCTCTTCCTCTAGCTCTTTTAAATACGCTAAATTTTGTTGCGCCTGCTCAACTTTTCTATTTCCATCCAATATCCGCGACAACATCACCTCTCTTGATGAAAACATAGACGGCATGTTCTGTGCCACCTCTTCCGCCTGTTCCTTAAGCCCAAGCTCCCGCAAACAATAACCGATGCACATTTTTGCCTGTGCGCTTTGTGGTGTATTTCCATTATCAAGCTTTATCGTAATTTCTGCCCGATGTATTGCTTTTTGCAAAAACGAAATCTTCTCCTCACCTTCTAACGTTTTCGCTAACTTATAAGCAGTAGCCGCCAACAAATGATTCAACTTCACATCAGAAGAATATTTCTCAATCTTTTCATTCAAAAATTCATATGCCTCTCTCACATTCCCTGCATTTATTTTTTCATGAACCTCTTTTGCAATTGCTTTTTTCTCATTTTTCCTCTGTGCAGAATTATAATCCAGCAACTCATCAATAGATACTCCGAAGCATTCTGCTATTACAGGAAATAATCCCACATCTGGCATTGAGACATCATTTTCCCACTTACTAACAGTTTGAAATGATACACTCAGAATCTCCGCCAGTTCTTCCTGTGTCAATCCCCTCAGTTTTCTTAATTCTCTCAATTTTGCACTAAACTTCATATACTTTCCACCTCGTATTTTTTATTTATACAAGCAGTATAATCCCCTTTGTAATCCCCTTACATAAAGCATATAGGGAATATGCTTCTCTTATTTATAGAATAGCATATTCCCCATGAAATCTCCTCTTATATAAAAAGACCCCCGCAGGAGCCCTTCCAGGTTGCAGGCCTCACAGGTATCTGCAACACGATCACTAGCTAACAAAAAAGGTACTGAAATTATTCAGTACCTTTTTTGATGAGACATCGGGGATTCGAACCCCGGACAACTTGATTAAAAGTCAAGGTTTCTTTCCTTATTATATGCGGGTTGAGAACCCATTTGCGGACATTATGCGGACATTATATTATAGAAACTAAAAAAGCCGGCAAGGATTAACTCCCTGCCGGTTCTCTATTTTCTCTATGAAATTCTAAGCAACTTTTTCCAAGTAGCACCCTTCTTTATGCCTTTACAATGACAGCATCAAAACCTGCATCTTTCAACTTCTTCATCATTGCTTCTGCGTTAGTTTTTTTACTATACGCACCTACCTGCACACGATACAATGCATCCTTGTTCTCTGGCGAGTTGTCTTCCTTGTCAATTTCTGCATCGGCACCACCTTCTACAACTTCATTGTAGTACTGCCCGGTAAGACCATATACAATCGCTCTTGCCATACTTCTGAAATCATACAAAGCAACATCGTCTTTGTCATCAACGAAGCAGCACTCAATCAGCATTGCCGGTGCCTTTGTGTTCTTAAGGACATACAAGTATGAAGCAGTTTTCACATCATCTTTGATTGCATCATCTCTGATTTTAAAGCCGAGATCTCCGATTGCCCCTACAACACGTTTTGCATATGGCTCTGCTTTGTTATTATCCTTATAGATAAACACTTCTGTTCCAGTGGTCTTTCCATTTCCGGCACCGTCCTTTGCCCCAGCATTAAAATGAATAGACACATCCAAATCAACTGTGTGTGCATTGCACTTAGCAACAATATTTTTTAATACATTACTCTTGCTTGTACCATTATCAACAGTACAATCATATGCAGTATGCCCCATCCCACGAAGCATACGAATTACTTCATTCTTCACATTTCGGTTTTCTGTTGATTCCTTGATGAATCCAATAGCACCGCAAGCAACCATTCCATCTGGATTGTGTCCTGCATGAATATTAAATACCATTTTATTCTCCCCCTTCACGCTATCATATTTTGTCAAATTATAAGATTCGATAACTCTCATTAAATTTTCCACGTAATCTATGGATGTGGCGTATCCATCTGCTTTGATATTTTCAAGATATGTTCGTGGATCTGTAACACCCTTTAAATTGCTATATCTCGCAATATTCGTCCACTGAAAATACCCGATTACGCAATCTTCCATACTGTTAAACTTACAAAATCTATCAACGATTTGTCGGTATGAACCATCCGGATTCTGTTCTGACGTTTTCTCTTCGAAGTACTCGTTTGAAATCGCACAACGATTATTACGCCATTTTAACCCTAAGTAGTTGTGTCTCCATTCTACTGTGCCATCTGAACGCACTTTCATTACTTTGTCAGATATACCTTTTGCACTCTCCAAGATTGCCTGCGCAATAATCGGGCTATGTACTTTAATTTCATAATCCGGTGCGTGTTTCTGCACATATCCGGCAAATTCTTCAATAAAGCCCATTTAATCACCCCTTTACTTGTTAATTAAATACTCTTCTAACTCGTCTCTTGCTTCTTTCATGCGGTCTATGCCGTTTCCTGTAATGTCATGATTAATGAGGATTAAAAGGCATTGAAGTATCATTTTGTTTGAGTTTTCAACCTCACTTAATCTCTCATTATCCTTTTTTAACAAATCGTCATGTAACTGAACCATTGCTTTTAAATCGTCACTTGGCTTTTTCAGTTCCTTGATAATTTTGTACACTCCGTAAATCGTAGCAATGAAACCGCAAAGCCATAAAATCTGTTCTGATGTGATTGTAAATTCCATTCCGTCACCTACTCTGTCTTATTTTCGATAAATCTTGTGAACGCCTGATGCATTCCAGTAGAAGCCAAGCCCATTAATGCACCATACACCACGCTTTCAATAGACAGTCCTGACACAAACACGTTCAAAACTGCTCCTAAAATAGCAAGAAGCGTTGGAATGTACTTGTTAGGAATAAAATCAAGGCTTGTTTTGATGATATAACCTACCACAAGACAGGCCACGACTACTACAAGTACGAAGTATTCTGTTAATGTTGTAAAATCCATACGTTTTTCCTCTCTTTCTTAAAATAAAGTTATTAGTTGCATATAAAAAAAGCACCCTTTGCAGAGTGCCTTTTACCACTTATTCAACATATTCCGGTTTTTTCCATGCAATAATAAATAAACCTCGTTTATTTCCCGCATACTTAGCGTCTAAAATATTCGCATCTTCCGAATTAGCACGCACATATATATTGGAAACCCCATTATCTCCAGTTGATGAAAAATTAAGAATTATAACATTTGAACTCGCGTAAACACCTACCGGGATAGTACACATATCTAAGGCTGCGGCGTTGCTATCCATCATCATAAATGTAAGTTCATCATATCGTTCAATCGGATTGGGCAAAGTAATTTCCTGATAACTTGTTGTTAAAGTAGTTATATACAAAGCTGTATAATATTTAAGGTCACCACCATTTGCACTTTTGAAATATTCAAAACTTATATTTTCGAGCCTTCTGTTTGCGTACACATCTAAACGCTTCTTTAAGTCTGCAAGATTATTCCCTTCTCCATCGTTATACGCCTTCTTGGCAAGCGTTGCCGTACTCGCGTTACCTGCATAGCTTGTACTTGTCAACCCTAATACAGAAGCAATCTTCCCTTGTATATATTTCCAAACAAATGACATTTTTCTATTATAAAAAACGCCATCTGTTGCGTTTGGATTTAAATGTGTGAATGCTAATGTGTTTTCGTCCGTAATATCTGTTGTGGCCGTACTCATTCCACTATGTAGATTAAATTCAGCACCTTTAGCCGTAGCAGCACCGGTACCACCATTTTCGATTTTGATAGTGCCTGATATTCCCCCTGCTGAAACATTTTCAAGTTCTTCTTTTGTTGCGCATTTCGCTACCAAACTATCTACTTCGCCCGCTGTGTATGCAATTTTCTTGCAGTTATCTAGCACAACACTATATCCGTCTGGCATAGTTCCACTACTGTCTTTACAGTTAATCCATGTACCTACATACGTGCCACTGAACATACCATGCAATCTAAGAACCCTACCACTTCCTGAACATTTTAATGCTAAGTAATATTTTGCATTTGTTGCATCATGCACGATACAAGGTCTATATGCTGTCGATTCTGTTCTTAAGCATAATCTTTGACCATCTTCAGCAGTAACCTTTTGATATGCCACTCCCATTAGCACCTTAGTTATACTCTCATTCATATATCCGTTATCACGTTTGGAATATACAAATCCGTTGAATCCATACTTTATACTACTGTTTGTTGAAGTCAGATTGTACCAAGTTGTAACATCAAACATCAGTAAGTACTTAGCATAACCACTGTTGTCGGGTACGGAAGTGCTTCTTGTAGTCAATCCATTTATATTAGTTGTTCCGCTAACAGTACCGCCGGATAACGGCAAATAATTGTGAGAATGTGAACTAGAAGCCTTGGCATTTAACTGCTCTTGGATATTGCCTGTAACTCCGTCAACAAAATTCAGTTCATCAACTGTGGCTGTTAATCCTTCAAGTGTGGTGGCCTTATCTGCACTTTCCGCATTTCCCGATAAATCACCAGTAAACTTTGTTGCCTTAATCTCACCATTTAAAGGACTTGCCGAAATACTCTCATTGTAATACACAAGGTTTGTAGCTTCGTTCGGGTCTTCTCCTGCGTTTGCATAATTATAATGCATTAATAACGGTCTGTACTTTGACGCACCTGAACGTGCTTGTCTTACCATGTTGTTTGTGTCGGTAAATTTAGCACCGGAAGGAACATCTGCTTCAACTGTATGTCCGTTTACCTTAGATGCACTTGCAGAATTACCACCATACTCTGTGGCAGTAAGCCCAAGTACGGAACTAATCTTTGATTTGATGTAATTCCACACACTAGATGCTTTTCTATAATAAAATCTGCCATTTGTAAGACTAGGGGACATATATACGCCTGCGAATAACACATTGTCTGTCGGGTCGTAAGTGTCTTCACTCATTCCTGCGGTGATATTATACTCTGCTCCTTTAGCAGTAGTAGCACCAGTACCACCTTGCGCAATACTATGTGTTTCTTGTGAATGTTCATGCGCTTTATTCCAATTGCTTTTTTCCGTTGCGGTGGTATGAATAATTGAATTTCCTGTGTGTCCGTCTAATTCCGCTTGGCTTGCTTTTGATCCAATAGATTCATCTAACGCTTTTACTACATCTTCATTTTCTGCCATTGCATCTGCAATTTCTTTCAGCGTGTCTAATGTAGATGGTGCACCATTAATCAAATCGGCTATCTTTTGGTCTGTGTAGGCATTTGAGTTCGCATATGCCTTATCAATAGCGCTCTGCTGCGCCGTAGATACAGGCTTACTAATATCTGCCGTGTTGTCTACGTTTCCAAGTTTAATATCATCCTTTGACGTATTATGTGGATTGCCACTTGTTAATTGGCTATGCTCATAAGCCGTGTTTAAGTTGCTTTTTTCTTCTTCTGCGACGTGAATACTTTCATCTGTTGCATGGCTTTCTATATCCTGCTTATTTTTTCCGGCTGATTCCTTAACCTCTTCCAGTTTTGCGTTCACTTCAACCTTATACTGCGTCAACTCTTGCTCTATTTGGCCAATTCGTTCTGTATTTTTAGCAAAATCCCCTTGGGCTAAAAGCCCAAGGTTGTATTTGCGTTCCAGGTCTTGCGGTGTTCTTACACCCTGTCTATCTTGTTTGCTCATACCGTCCCCCTTACCAACTAACTGTGCCGTCTGAATTAACTTTCATATCTAGTGATTCTAAAATAGCCACCATCTCTTCATAAGAAATGTCATCACGGTTATTCAAATACTCTACAATGTCAGCATTATAGGCCTGCTTATCCGCTTTGCTGTCATACAGACTTCTGTAGAGGATAATTTTTTGACCATAATCAAGGTCTAAACTGTTAATATAAGCAGTTTTCTTTTCCTTAGCACTTCCACTAATGGCGTTTCCGTTTTCGTCCTTATCTGCCTTAATATCGTTTAGTCCGCTAGTGTATGACTTATAAGCATCGTAACCACCTACTGCTTTAGAAACTACATAATCTGCGTAATGATTTGAGAACAAGTCGAACTCGTCTAATGACATATCGTTTTCGATAGCACCTTTGATTGGATTTTCCTTGTAGTATTCAACGCCATCTTTTGTAGCGTTTGTAAACTCAATTCCTTCTTTCTCTAAGTACTCTCGCTTTGCTTCATCTCTTGCATAGTCGTATACGTCATTTACCATGTCAACACGTTCTTCTGTGGTAGCACCCTGATATGTTGTGCTATTAAATAACTCTTCCAACAAATCATTTGCCGTTTGTCCATAAGTTTTCTTGAAGTCGGTGTATTCCTTGCCGGACATCTTGTACTTTTCGCCCTCATAGTTCACGTAGTTATATGGAACATTCGGAATTAAGCCGTTATCTCCTGTTTCTGCGTACAATTCCTTGATTTCTCCGTCTATTTCTGACGCTACATTATCTCTCTTGGAATATGGCGCAAGGAAAGTTTCAAACGCCCTCTGTACAACATTCTCGGTCTGCTTAATCTCATTGCCCCAAATATCCGTTGAAGGTTCAAGCGTTTCTCTAAGTAACGGAATCTTGTACTTAAGTTTATTAATAGTTTCATCAACAAACTTGAAGTCGCTATCTCCGGCAACTTTCGTACTTCTCTTCTTGTCGTCCATAACTGTGGCAATCTGACTTGAAAGCGTAGGCACAAACTGTGTAACGTAGTTTTGCGCCATTGACTTACCTATTCCGGTGAATTTCTCAATACCACTGTCATACGAACTAAGCACATCGTCTAAACTTGACAAGAAAGACATTTCGCTCAATGGGTCAAGTGTCTGTGCCAGTGTTTCAACAACAACATCACCATTCCACTCTTTACCTTCTACCAACTGTTCATAAGCATTCGCACCTACGAATAACGGCATCGCCACCGGAGAAAGCCAACTCAATGAATATGTGCTACCGCCGATATTAACGGAGTATGACTGTTTTCCGAGTTGATAATCGTAAGAGCCTTCCTTATCATCGTCACCTGCTCCATTAAGGAATCCTGACATAGCCAACATATAGCCTGCGAGTGCAAGTGCTGAACCAGTAACATTTTGTGCCAAGTGGTCTACTAACTCGCTTGCTTCCATGTTGCCGTTTTTCACTTGTGCAACATCGTAAGTTAATGTTTTTGCAAATCCTAAAGGCGAATAATTAAGACCTGCTTTTGCTACGTTGACAGGTGTTTTTTTGAATGGAAGAATTGCACCAACCGCTACTTCTGTAGCTTTATTGTGCTTTTCAATCTCATTAATTTTGTTTGCTAACCATGAATACTGCCGGAATGTAGCAATTTGCGACTGCTCTATTGCGTAGTTCTTTGCCTTTTCTACCAATTCTGCATTGTTAGCAATATCCTGTTCCGTCTTAATGCCGTTAGCGGTCAAATACTCGCTTAAAGCATTTGTAAAGGCAGGTTTACTAAACCACCAGTCTTCCTTGCCTAACATATCACTGTTAAACTCGTAGACACTATTAAGAATCTTGTTCTTAAAGATTTGACGTTTCTGTTTGATAGTAGCGTCCGTACTGTACTTGCTATCACCTGTAATAACGTCTTTCATCTCACTTGTGGTCTGCTTTGCAAAGGTCTTTACTTCTTTTGTAGCAGGAATCCATGTTTTTGTGCGGTTTTCAATAGGCGCAATGGTTTCTATTGTTCTTGCAACCGCATTTTTTGCTTCCAATGTGCCTTTCATAGCCACGTTAGATACAAGGTTTCTGATGTGTGTCTTAGGATTGCCAAGCATTGATAAGTAACGCCATGCGTTCATTTTATCCCATGTTGTCACTTTCATTTGGTCTGCAATCTGCTGTTTTACATCTTCAACGGCTTTGTTCAAGTCTTCTTGCTTGTAACTACCATCTTTGCCGTATGTTTTGAGAATATGGTCTATCATTTCTTGCGTAATAACTACGCCGTCAAATGCTTTATCGCCCTTTGACTTGCCACGCTCAACAGTCTTTTGAAGCATTTTCAACTGTCCTTCCGGAGTTAAACGCTTAATGATTGATAATGCTTGTACTTTCTGTCCTAATTCAGTACCTAAGATAGAAACGTTTTGAATTAATTCCCCTGCCGTCTTGTAATCTCCACTCTTAACGGCTTCTTGAATCAATCTTTCACCTAACGCAATATCGTCCAAGCCTACGTTTTTGTTTACAAATCGTCCGTTAAAGTAAGTAACCGCATCACTATAGCCCATTCTGCCCAACATTGCGTTTGCATTGCCTAACGTTTTCTTGTTGGAAATAGGCTGATAGTGGATTAAATCTTGGTCTAAGTCTTCTACAAGTACTTTCCCGTCCACGGCTTCACTTCCGGTTGAAGTGCCTACCCATTTTCTTTGTTGTTCATCGGATTTTGTTGTTCCTGTCTCCTGCTCACCTATCGGCGCAACATCTTGATTTTGGATTCCTTCCGATGTCATTTCCTTTACCGGTGCAATATCTGTTTCTGTTCCAGTTGTTTCTTGAATCGGTGCTAGTGCCGTTTCAAGGGCAATATCTCTTCCGTAAACATTGTGGCTGCCGATTGGGGCCATTTGGTCACCTAATGACATATTAATGTCCGGATTGTCGGTCGGATTTTGGTTTGTAATAGCGTTAATTTGTTCAGGATAAAATGCTACTGTTTCGGTAGGTACAACAATTCCATCGTAGTCCGTGCCGTTCACTTCATTGAACAACTGAATTGCTTCTACCATATCACCAATACTAGTTGCGTTTATATCCATAATCATAGCAAAGTCATCTTTACCAAATACGCTGTCTGTTACACTATCAATCGTTGCACCATAACCATAATTCTCAATGCCGTAATCTTCATTCTCTGCAACCGCTTCTACAAACTTTCTCAACTGCTCTTTCGTAATATCGTTTGTACCTTCGCGCATTGGATTTTTGATGTTTAGGTATACCTCATATCTATTTCCGTATTGGCTTGCGTGGCTTTCGCTTTCGGTAAAGTAAAAACCTCTTCCGTAATATCCGCTTGACTTCGCTTTCTTCTTGTCAAATATCGTGAAAGAAGCCGGTGAGCCGTGGTACATAACCTTTAAGTTTCCGTTTCCATCTCGAATTTTGGAATCTTTAAAGTATTCAATCTGCTTTTCTGATAACTTATTACCATTGGCATCTTCACTTAATGAATACTTGACGTTTTCCGAATTTTGTGTTAATTTGTCGATAGCGGACATATCTTGCCTACGTTGGGAGTTATCACTACTCGCCATAGTAACAGGTGCGTCCGCTATATTTTTTTCATAAATATTAACCAAGTCATACAAAACAGCGGAACCATTTTTCCTTGTTGCGACTATAACATCAGCAACATATCCGTTTCCATTTACTCTATATGTGACATTTCCCCTAGCAAACTCCACAATATCATCTTTTCTTGTATGCTTAACCTTTTCTCCTATCCAGTTTTTCGCAGTAGCCAATATCTCGTCTGCGTTTGCGATTGTTCGCAATTTATCGTTGTATGCTTGATTAGGATTATTCATTAATGCATTTGCAGAATTTGACCTTCTAAATTCATCATTCGTTGTTTTATTTGCTTGGAATTTTTGACCGTTTACTTCAATTAAATTATTAAATCTTTCAGATAATACTTTTTGGATTATCCTTGCCACGCTTTCGCCCGATTGGGCATCTAAAATATCTTCGTTAATATCTACAAACAGGTTGCCGTCTGCATCTTTGGAAATGTTATATTTCGTATCTCCCTCCGCCTTGCCACCTTCCTGATACGCTTTCTCAAATGCTTTCTTAATCTCAAGTAATTTCTTCTCTTCTGCACTTCCGGATGTTGCCATCTTGCACATGTACTTGATTTCGTTATAAATCTTCTTGAAAATGTTCGGTTTTGTAGCTGACAGATTATTAATGAAGTCGCTGTCCGTGAAAAGGTAATCGCCTACTAAGTCAGCAACTACTTCTTTTGCAACTTTCGCATCGTAATCCGCATCAGAAAGCCCTGTGTACACGTTTTTGTACAGTTCTTTTGCGCTTTCAAATCTGCTTTCATAGTCACCTTTGCTATTCGCATACTCTGTGATAAGTGTCTGCAACTCTGTGTAAAGGTCTGTGCCTTCTAATACGTGTGTAATCTCATGACCTACTACGGTATTAAGTGCTTTTGCGGAATCAACGTTCAGAAGTACGTTATTATTCTGCACAAGGCCGTTAATTGTCTTACCTTCGATTGCAAAGCCGGAGTTCTTCAACGCTTCATTATTTGTAAAATCAAAAGAAACGCCCTTATCTGCTGATAATTTTGCAATTAAATCAACAAATTCGCGCGTTCTGTTTGTATTATTCAATATTCCACTTTCTACGGCTCTTTTGATAGTATCTTGATACTTCGCATCATACTGTGTCAAATCAGCTTCAAAGGCCTGACCTTTTCTAGCTTTTTCGTTGTAGCTTTCTGCTAACTTACTATCCTTAACTAACTCCTGCACCTCTGAAGATAACTGGTCTTTCAACTTCGTTTTCTCAGATTTATTCATGAGTTCACTTAATTCCGCTTTGGCTTCACTTAATCTTTTCTGCATGGCAGGTCTGGCATCATTCTGTAAGCTACCTATTTCCTTTTTGAGCGCATTTTCTTTGTCGGTTATAGATTTGTAGCTTTCATATGTTTTACCGCCTAAAACGCTTTCTATCGTATCTAAATTAAGATATCCTTTTTCAATATCATTAAGCACCTGTTCACGTATCTGAGACTTATCTTTTCTTTCAAGTTTCTTTCCGTCTGCTTCTGCTTCTTTGATACGGTTTTCAATTTCCTTTTCGACGACTGCTTCTTCATTCTTGGATAGCCCTGTGGCGTAATCTGTGCCGTTTTTAGCGGATTTAACCACGTTAATAGCACCCGCACCGCCACCGAGCAATAAACCGCCTATAAAGCTATCCCACACATCTTCTTTTGAAAACAATTCATTAAGTTCTTTTTCATCTGCGTAGGTAAGTTTTTGCCCGATTGCACTCATTAAGCCCGATAGAATTTCTTCACCGCCTTCACCAACTGCATCAATACCAAGTTTTGCAAGTGTGCGAACTGTTTTGTTAGAAATATTGTTTGCTAAAACCCTTGTAAGACCGTCATCTAAGGTCTTACCGCCAAAACTAATACCACCAGAAATTTTTTCGGTCAAAATCTCTGCTCCTGCGCTGATTAAACCACTCATTCCGGCTTCTCCGTAGTTTGCGTCCTGATTTAATGCGTTTTCTGTCTCTGCTCCAAAGGTTGTTAACCCTGTTGTAATCCACCACGGAACACCCATTGCTTGAAATCCTGCTGTTCCTAGTAATTGTCCTGCTGATTGCACAAGCGCATCCGCTTTCTCGTCAAAGACAGAGTTCTTTTCCATATCTTCATCAAGATACTTTTTCGTGTCCTCGGAAATTGTTTTTGCTTTTTCCCAGTCTTCTAGCGTAGCCATACCGCCACTTTGAGCGATATTGCTCATATACTGCCCTGCACCAAATCCGGCAAGTATATTTTTTGCCACTTCTTCTTCATCGTACAAGTCTTTTTTTATAAATTCAGCAGCATCTTTCTTTGCGCTGTTCATAAAGTCGTGGTCTTCTTCCGTAAGAATACCGCCGTTTTGCAGTTTTGAACTAGCGTATGTATATGGTGCTACATATGCGAATGTATCAACGACTTTTTCACCTAATCCGACTATGCTTTCAGTAGCATTTTTCAATACATCCATAGATGAACCGATAACTGCCTCTGACACTCCACCTTCGCTCTTTTTGAAGTAGCCGTCATACCATTTATCCGTCCTTACTGGTGCAATATCATCTGATGTTGTGCGTTTAATACCTCTACTTTTTACATAATCTTCAAGTTTAACAGTATCATCTATACCGGTTCCCATTTTTTTACGTTTCAAAAATTCTTCTAATGTATAGACTGCCATAATGTTACCCCTTCTAATAGAATCCGTATTTCTTCATTACATGCTGTAAATTCTCAAGCGAATCTATTTCGATGTAATTAGTACCTTGTTTTATACAATATTTATCATTACGCACTACAATTTTTGCAGTACCGTCTAATCCCAGTGCATTAATTTGTGCTTTCGAAAGGGCCTGTCCTAATTCAATACCGGTAAATTCCACATCTACTTTGCTACCGCTTTGGTTATCATCGTTGTCTTTTTTAATAGCAGAAACATCATCACTTGAGCCGTCAATAGTTTGTTTCTGAGCAAGTGCATTCTCTGTATTAATCTGACTAAGCACATCTTGATAGCGGCTATGATATGTATTATCAACACTCATTTTGGTACCTAACTGGTCAAGTACTAACTGATTTTTATATTGAAATCCGGCTAATGATATTTCTAACTGTTGTTGCAATGACTGGTACGCAATTTCTGCTAAAACACTACTATTTTGAAGCTGTGCTTCTGTAATAGCATTATTGTAGTTCTGCACCGCAAGTGAATAGGCTTCTCGCGCTGTTGCTACTCGGTTTTGGTATGTGTTATAGATACTTACTTGAGAACTTTCACTATATCCGGTGTTTGTCATTCCATTGGAAGCCATCTGCTCCGCATTTGCACCATATTTATTACTTTCTTTCTGCCAGTCAACATAGGCACCTGACTGTTCCCTTGTATAGTCTTTCTGAGCCTGCTCCTTCTGCTGTTCTATCTGCTCAATAGCAAAGTCTGTTTTCTGCTGCTGTAACTCAGATTGCGTTTTTTCCCAGGCTTTGGTAGCGTCTATCTGTGCTTGATAATATTTCCCCGATTCATCGATCATTCCCTGGTATGTATTTTGTACATCTTCTAGTGCTTGATCTCTTTGGGTTTCGACTTCCGCTAAACGACCATCGTTATAATTTGTTACCATTTTATCCCCCTTCCTAGGCTACCGCTTCAAATATCCACCTACGAAGCATTCTAATGTTGCTGTTTCTAGGCTAAATCGTGTCTGCGAATGGAATTTTAATTGAATATCCTTAAATTTCTTACGTTTAATCCGGCTTACAAAGTAGTCTATAATCCCTTTGTATTCCCCTATTAACTCAAACTCTGTGTCTTCCACCTTGGCATACACGGCAATATCTCCGGTTGCTTCTACTACACAGCCTCTTTTATTACTCGTTTTCTGCTTTTGTGGATATTTAAACTTGTCTTTTGGCGTAATCCAGTAACTTTCTACCGCGCTTATCCTGTCTGTAAGCGCGTAAATGCCATCTTCTGCGCCTAAATACAACACGCCTTTATCTACTTTCGCGCAAGTAACCGTTTTGCCTAATTCCCAGTAAAACCATTCATATTCAAAATGGTTTTCGTTTGTAAACATCGCTCTGCTGTCAGCTAAATATGCTTTATTTCCAATGAATACAAACAGGTACCCTTCCCACTCTTCCAAAATCATATCTTTGTAGTTAGGTTCCGCAATCAGCTTCCGGTCCACTAATGAACTTCTATGTGCTACTGCCTGTTCCGTAGTAATATCGCCGTGTATACCTTCCATTCCTCGGTCACTAAAGAAGATAATATCGTCATTGAAATTAATTGCCTTTCCTACACACCCTGTAGCAATGCTTGAATGGGTGCTAGGATAGATTTTTCCATATTCACTATCAATTGTTGGAGTATGATAGAAAACGGTCGTATTTGCCTGACTAGGCTCTTTGAACACCCACAACACATTATTGCCTGCCACCAAGCCTTTTACCATTGCAGAATCTAATCCCTCGCTGTAATAGTCCAAATCACTACAATATGTTGGGTCGTTCAAGCTACAATGAAAAATCGTATTCGGATAATCTTCGTTTCCACTAAAAAACACCCTGTTATCAAATACTTGTAACAGAGTGCTCTTTTTAATTTTTTCGCTATATCCGGCAACTGTTTTTTTGAATTTTACTTTCACATTGTCTTGTCCGTCTGTTAACGGTACTTCCGGTGCAGTCTCAAAAATAATCTTTCCTTCTGCATAATCTACTGTATAATCAGCTACGGCAGCATCTGCAACCGTAACTTCAGGAACATAATCTGTGTCAATTTCTTTTGAATCTAACACGAATTCCGTGCTTTCACCATCGGCAAGAAAAGTATTAATGCGATAGTCTGAAAGTAAATTGACATCTTCATATATTGTGCCACCGCCTGCAGGCTTTCTAGCAATGGAAGTAGTAGGCACATATCCCACCACTTCTTTAATCTCTGTACCGTCATACTGCAAGTAATTTTTGCCATCTTTAAAATACCAAACACTGTTATAAATAAAGCTGTTACTCTTCGATGCTTTTACATCGGAAAATAACTCTATCATGGCATTCTCTACGAACTTATATAACTTGGTGCCAGAATGCACAATTAGCATCTCTGTATTCCCTGCTTTAAATGGAAATATGCCGTAAATCGTATCATCGAACTTACATAACAACTCCATTTCCGGACGCGTTCTTATACTCTCAGTTTCCGTGTAGTCCTTCCACACGTTCAAACTGTCTGGACTTCTTACAAGATTAATTTCTTCGCCCCTAAAATCTACGCCACGGAAATTACTATAAACTCTTGTAATCAAATCTGCCATCAGATATTAACACCCCCATCAATGTAAATAGAAGTCATTGCATAACGTGGGTCAAGCTGTTGTATCATAGCTTCGTATCTTCTTGAATATATCACGCCATATTCGGTTGAAACATCACTCTTTAACAAATCTCCAGCAACACCATACGGCATAATTTCAAGCACGTCTTCGCTCAATTCAAACTGATACTTCGCTCTGTTCTTATCAGTAATGCGTGTAGGATAACGGAAGTATTCAATCTCTGCCGTTCCGCTTTCTAAGCATTTAATAACGGTTCCCTGCGCCTTTGATTCGTACTCCACGCCACGAATCATACTAATCTGATATACTTCGTAATCTGATTCGTCTGTAATATCTTCAAACCGAATCAAATCCCCTTCTTCAACGTCCATTTCTACATAGTCCGGAATCTTTTTATACCTTGCCAACTCAAACATTATTTGAGTAATTACAGTTTCCATCTTCGTAGCAATATCTGGGTCGTCCGTTAAATATTCGCTTTCCGGATTTAATTCTTCGATAAGGGCTAATACCTTTTTTTTCATTTCTGAAAGTGTCATATACTCACTCTCCTTAAACTATTGCGATAGAATAGCCAAAATTTCATCAAGTTGTGTTTTAATAATTTTACCCTGTCTTGCTGATAATGGCTTCTCCGCTTCATCTGTATTCAAATCGTCTACAATATCTGTTTTTTTCACTCTTTCGTTAAGTGCTGTTCCGGTTGCTTTTGCATCGGCTGAATGCCCTTTTTTTGTAAGCGTTGTATCGACCTGTGGAATAGATGTGATCGTTCCTCTTAATGCCTTTAACGATTCCGTGTTTGTTGCATTTCCTTCAATACTCATAATTACCCCTTTCTACAAAGAAATGGGCACCCGAAGATGCCCTTTTTGTTACTGTCTTAATTTCAATTCATAAATATAACCTTTTCCGGTTGCACTACCGCTTGATTGGTAATTCTGTCCTAAATACAAGTACAGATAATAATTTCCGTCAAGTTGTGATGCATCTAATGTTACTGTCTGTTTTTCTAATGTTCCTGAACCGATTGAGTTCTTATAGAAACTTAAATACTTTTCTAAACTAGTGAAACTTGTAAGCCCCTTTTCTGATCCAAAACCGATTGCAAGTGGATAGTTTTCGTTCGTATATGCAAGCAGTGAACCACTTAACACAATATCAAGATAATTGAAGTTACTTAAGTTGATTTCCTTGTTCATATACGCCATGATATGAGCATTTGGATAGTTTTCCGAACCCTGAACAGATAACAGCATATATGCATTATCTGTAGTGTTAATCACGGAATTTGCTCCGTTTTCATCTGTCACTACAAAATCAAGTGTGAAATACCTCTCATTCACTACGCCATCGTCATAAAGCACTCCGTCAAACTGGAATCCACAATTCAATGAGCCAACAACAACGCCATTATAATAAACGTCAAGCATATCTGTATCATTGTTGTACTTAACTATTGAGCCTTCCAACTCGGCAATCTTGTTGTCATAGGTTGTCATATCAACCTTCTGACCTTCCAATGGAGCAAGTTTATAATTACCTGCCTGAATTGTTGTATTTGCTTCTAATTTTGCCACAATATCTTCATCAGAAACATAATCAAAGGTATGTGCGATTGATTCTACTGAGTACACCCATAAATCCGGCACGCCAACAGTACCGATGTAAATATTCTGCCCGATTTTATACTCGTCCTTATCCATTGAGTTTAATGCAGCAATCATAGTTACATAGTCATTGAATGAAACTGCCTGATTTCTTCCCTTCGCAATATTTCTAGCCGTAGCATCTTTTACTGCATAGCCATTTAAACTTGAAAATTCATTCATTATTACGCACCCCCTACATTTGACAATTTCAATGTCAATGCTTCATTTTCTGCATCGTATTCTAAGTCAGCATTGATAGATTCAGTTGACAATACATCGGACACTGTCTCTTTGATATTCTCGTTAATATTCGCCATCTTTTCATCAAGTCCCATAATTGCTCTTGCGATAGCCTGATTCTGTACCGGTCTAGTAGATAACGGATCTAATGACGCATCTACGCTTGGTATTTCCTCTTCCGGTTCATCCACCAAATCTCTTCCTTCCGGAAACAGTTTAAAGATCTTCGCTCCGTCATCATCATAACCAATAATTGTCTGCGGATTTGTAAATGGGTTTAACTCCACTTCATACCAGTAGTCAACCGGTTTACTAATCACATTACCAATCTTTGTGTCCTGCCCTGTCAGAATGATGTCTACATGTTCTGTTTCTGCCGTAACTGGAAAATCCTTTTGCAATACAACTTTCTCGCAGCTCTTTTTCTCGAATACCTTTACTCTTACAACATCGCCTGACTTAAAAACATAATTTACACCGTTCTCTTCGGCTGAAACTGTAAAGAATACTACATCTCCTCTTGTCACATAAATTGACAAATCCTCATTGATAAGAAACATATGCTACCCCCTTATAAATCTTCGATACACTTAAGTTCCTCTACTGCCTCTTTAACTGTTACAAACTGCTCTACTGGCTTGATATAGCCACGCCCTTCCTCTTCAAACACAAGTACTTCACCCTCTTTAAGATAAATTGTAGTGTCGTATGTGCTTTCAAAGGTTTCACCCTTTACTTTGGTAATGGAATGGAAAACTAAGTCTTTTAACGTCTGCTTAACGTTCTCATTCTCATACTCAAATGTTGTGTCTTTTTCCACGATAATTCCGTGGTACAAGTCTACATTCGGTTTTCTAATAAAAATCATGCTCTTCTCCTTTCTTTCCCTCTTTCGTCAATGTATCTTTTGCGTACACTCACGAAAATGATGCACTCACGAAAAAGGGAAGGGGATTGCTCCCCTTCTCCTTAATTCTTCTTGCGTGTTCTTTTCGGTTTCTCCACTTCCGCTACGTCACCGATAACCTCAATCATGTTCACGCTGATAGCCTTTATCTCCGCAATACGCTCTTCTGATAACTCTATCTCTTCGTTTACGCCATGAAGTCTTCCGGTTTCTTTATCCGTGAACGGAATATGAACTTTTACCAGTTTCATAAGTCACCTCTTATGCTGTTGCTGTTAATGGTACTTTAACAACCTGAATACGTGCTTCGTCGATAACTTTTGCACCGAATGTGTCAAGACCACGAACAATGTCTTTGAAACGTTTCTCTGCACGTAATGCTTCAACTTCGTTAATCTGTCCGGCAAATGCAATTGCTTTCTTGCCACGAACGTCACAGTATGCGTGTGTGCCGTCTTTTGCCATGTTGTTTGACATGATTACGTCAAAGCCATCATATACACCAACAACACCCTTCTTGATTAATTCAGGGTTATTTGTAGAAAGTGTGATTAAGCAGTTCTTGAATACGTTGTAAACAGCAGGTGTGATTTCGATAACGCCTTCTTCATCGAAGTTACGCTCTCTTAATGCTACGATAGCATCGTCAATACCCTGTTTAACTGCTTCTTGTGTAAGGTTTGTAGCGGTTGAAGCGTTTGTAGCACCTTTGATAAGGTTTGCTACGTATGTATCACGTGCAACTGCAAGTCCGTGTACTGCTTTACGCTGATACTCTTCAGGTAAGCCCGGAACGCTCTGTGCTTTGTCTACATCATCTACGTAGAAAGCGAAGTAGTTTGCTTGGTCGATTGTTAATACCTGACCTGCATCTTTCATGTCTTCAATGTCGATGTCCTTAGAACCATCGTAAGCACCGATTGTTGGTTCGCCTACGCCTAAGATTTTTACTGATTGTGCGTATTTGCAATCACCTTCGTAGTCACGTAAGCAATTGTCAACGAGTTTACATGCTAATTCTAAAGAATCCTGAATTTTTTTAGACCAAATCTGCTGAATAAAGTTTGTTACTGCCATAATAATTTCCTCTCTTCCCGAGAAGTATTACCATATCTGCATTGAACGCTCTACCGCCTTGAATAATGCCGGATTCTTGTCAAAGTCCTGCTTTGTGAACTTCAATGCTTCATCTCTTGTGTAGAAGTCTTTCACGGCATCTTCTGTCGGAGTAATGGTTTTCATACTTCCCATTGTGCTAATTTCTTTTTTTGGTTGCATTTTGTTGTAGATTTCATAAATCTGTGTGATTGGTATATTGGAATTGAACTGACTAGCAAAATCTTTAAATTTCTGACTGCCGTACACTTCTTTTGTTACGCCAATTTTGGAAAGTTCTCTTGTTTCCTCTTCGGATTTTCTATACTCTGCAAGTTCTTTGAATAAAGCCTTTTCTCTAGCACTCATATTAGCCACGCCAATATTTGCAAGGCGGTCTACTTCTTCTACAACATCATCAAAGCCACCCTTGATAATATCCTGTGCGTCTGCTCTTGCTAATACCGCTACATCATGGTCTGAATATGTCGGCTGTGTTGGCATCTTAATGCCCTTGCTCTCGTAGAACTTCTTAAGTGTGTCTGTCACTTCCGCAACATCTTCTTTGCCTGTTCCTGCCTTCAATACGCTTTCTAATTCTCCGTACTTTCTTTCGTACTCTTTGCGAATCTTGGCTTCGTTTCTAGCAAGTCGCTTACCTACAAGTTCGTTTACCTCTTCTTGTGTGTAAGTCTTAATCTCCGGTGTAGCAATCTGCTCTACCTCTTCCCCAATTTCTTCTGTAGTTGGTTCTACGTTTTCAGTAACTTCTGTTACAAGGATTTCATTGTTGTCCATGTTTTTCTCCTTCCTATTTTTTGAATAGTGTTTGTTTCACTAAATCCATGTGCTTTTATCCTCTTCAATGTTTGGAGCATATAAAAAGTGCCTTATTCAATTTCAAAGGCACTTTCAATCTCGATATTTTCCATTTTTGCTCTAGCTTCTAATACTGCTAAGTAATCTGCCATCGCATGTAACTGCATAATGAATGTACTTCTAGGACAAGTAGGTGTGAAATTCAACACTCCGTTATCCCAATCCTCAACCATCTTTTTAAGCTTTCTGTAACGGATAGCATTCTGATAGTATTCAGCTTTGAATCTGTCCTTATAATCAGCACTATTCATCATTTCTGCTGTGTCTTTTAATTTCATTGGCTTTAAATCCATGCTACTCTCCCTTCTTTCGCAAGAAATACTTCTTAACGTACTTCTTTCGATAATGACCATTGCCTTCTGCTTCGTAGTACTCACCTACAATGCGATAATCTAACAACCGGTCAATAATGCTTTTAATACGTTCTTTCATCTGCCTTACCTTTCACGCTATAAAAGTGTGATGTCACTCACACTTTTCTGCATAATTATGTGATTGAAACTTAGTTATCGTCCGGATTATCCTCGATAACTTCTACATCTTCCTCTTCATCTACTGGCACTTCCTCTTCCATAGGCTGCTGAGAACCGCCCATAGCGGATGCAATTTGACTAGCCTGTGCATCAGGGTCACTCATGATGAACTGATTTGCACGCTGCTGCATCAACTGTGCCTGCGCTTGGATTTGTGCAATCTTCTTCTGCTCACCCTTAATATGTTCGATTGCTTCTTTAATCTTCATCTTTGGTGCTACGCTGTCATCATCAAGAATGTTCACATAGGTTTCTAACTCGCCCACTCGCTGTGCCGTGAAATAGCCCTGTAACAAAAGATTTTCGATTGTCTGCTCCTGTGCAAATTTGTCATAAACGCCTTTTGGTGTAATATCAATCTTTACTGTAGCCTGTAACTGCTCCAATACAGATTGTGGCACATTAACTAGTTGAATGGTCTCTTCTCCGGTCCGTGGGTCAGTTACCTTCTCTTCAAGGTTTACGCCATCAACGGAGTGTACAATGAGATATTCAAGCCATATTCTCGCCAAATCCTCAATGAAGTTCTTATAACTTTCTCTTTGCTCCGTCATCGGTGCTTGTGACGCTTGCTGAACTGCTAAAATTGCTCTGCCTGATGCACTCTCTGGATTAACGCTACCTGTTGCTACATCTCCGGCACCTGCCAACTCTCTTGTGACGTTAATCAGGTCTTCCTGCAACTGCTTAACATCCGGGGACATCTGAGCAGGAGGGACAGTACCTACAATCTTATGCACATCGTCTACTGCATTTCCGTTAGTCTTAATTACTCCACCAACTGTATTAAGTGCTTGTGGGTTAGAAATCTTGCTAACATCGGCTACTTTCTGTGGGTATGCCTGATACTTAACTGTCAGCACTCGTCTAACCTCTGTACGATTGACTTCAATCTGATTCGGAATTAAGTATCTGACTTCACCTTCGCCCCTTGCACTTCCTTCTTTCTTCTCCCAAATGAAATGCGCTACCGGATAGAGTGAAAGCCCTGTATCCTTATCCTTTACAATCTCTACCCATCGTGTAGCAATTGAATAGTGTACTGTGCCATCTTTCTTATACATCTTATACACGATAGTAACCATGTTATCTAATTCAATCTTTGACGCTTCGCCACTCTCTTCGAATGTGTCATTGTCACCGATAATGAATGAAATCTTTTCCTCGCTTAATCCGTTTGCACGTGCAAATTCGATGGCATTTGACACCGGCATACGTTTACGTATTAAGATGTATGGTTGTTTCTGAATATCATCGTTATTCTCATTGCCATAGTAGACTTCATTCTTCTTGATTACTTCGTTGACCGGGAGCATCTTTTCCGTATCAAAATCAACATAGATAATACCTTCATCGTTGATAGCACCATCTTTTGTGACTTCTCGCCCTTTATTGTCCATCTTGTCACGTTCCCATATGCGTCTAGCGTAACTATTCAGCATATCGCAATAACGGCTTGATTCCCTATAGAAGTCTGCGTTTGCAAAGTTCTCAGATGAATAATTAACTGCATACAGATTGCTATGAATAACCGACAATTTGTACTTTACAATAGGTTTAATGAAGTTCTTCTGTACCGGTTCAACATCGCCCAATTTAGCCCCTGCCCATTGGTCTCCGTTGTACATTCGATAGTTCCGGTCCGTATCAGTATAAATACCAACCCTTCTATGATAATTTCGCCCTTTCTCATACAAACCCCATATAGGTGTTTCTTTGATTTCTTCAATATTCATCTATTCACCCCCTTGGAACGTCTTCTTGGTGCGCTCCTGTGCCGTCATACTGTTCTACATTACGCATGATAACTGCAATTCTATCTTGCTCCTTCTCAGCTTCCCGTCTTTCCTGGTACTCCTTGTAAGCTGTCAAAGGACTTTTGACAACTGGTGCTTCAATCTCTTTTCCGGCTGCAACTGCCTGTCCTACCTTTGCACCAACAAAAAAACACGCTATATTCAGCGTGCCTACTACTGCGATTAATAAAATTGTTTCCATGTACTCTCCTTATACCACAACTATCTCTTCTCCGTAGTCATATTGTGTCTGCGCCATCTTTTCTACATTAAACCGAAACTGTGATGGCATCTGCATCGCTTCTGTGTCAAATACTACTTGCTCTCTTATATGGTGTGCTATTGCTAATCCCATCATTTGATCATCGTGACCGCCTTCCGGTGCTTCAATGCGTCCCTTCTCATTCCTAATAATGGTCAGCAGTTCTTCAAGCGTATCTTTGTCATTGATTGTGTCGCAATGTTCTCTTACTATCTCTATCAATCGTGAAATGATTGTAGGACGTGTAAGCGAAGTGGTCTTAAAACCAAAACGCTTTTCCGTCTTGCCTGTGTACGTGTCTTGACTTTCTCGCACATACTGATTCATGTAACCAAGTCTTTGAAGCTCCATAATTGGGAAACTATCAAAATTGGCTTCTATGCCGATTAATGCGTTCTTGTAGTACATTCCTAAGCAGTACATTTGCTTTGTATACTGGTCCGCATCAAACTGGTGTTTAAGTGCTGCTACTTGTACTCCGGTTCTTGCATCTAATACATGAGCAGTGAAACAGTCACTACCTTCTCCGGCAGTGTCACCGCCTATGCAATACTTTGTAACTGCAGGCGTGTTCGGTAACTGGTATATTCTGATATATCCGTTCCTGTCCGGCACCCATTTTATATTGCTTATTTTGAGTCCGTCATAGTCGTAGGTGAAATAGCCTACCTTTAACGGCTTTTGAATCGCTTCTAAGCGGTTTTGAATGGCTCTTGCATCAAATACAGTCTTACCAAGAATACCCCAGTGCCCTAAGCAGTACACGTTATATGTGTATTCATCTATATACTTCAAATCTTCAAGGGCTTTTCTATCATCATCGGTCAAGAATTTGTTGTCTTTATATGTACTAAAACATACTGTAGCAAGCCCGCTATCTATAAAATGCCGTTTAATCCAGTGTTGAATATTGATAGGGTTAAATGACAGCACCATCTGCTTCTTACTCTTGCCACCACGCAAACGGACTTTTAACTGGTTTATATCTTCTTCCTTGCACTCTGTGGCTTCTTCCACCCATTCGTGAGTTAATTCGCCATTTGCAAATGTAATGGACTTAATCTTTTCAACGTCATCTAATCCGGCAAAGGCTATCTCATTACCTGTCAGTTTGCACACAATACGCATATCGCTTTCATTTATCTTGAAATACTGTGACAAGTTCCAGTTCCGAATTACCTGCTTAAACAATGGAAATGTGCTTCGCCTGTTCGTGTCTCCGGTTTGACGTATCACTAACAGATTACATCTTGTTGGGTGCATTATCTTGTATATCCAACGCTGCCCAATAAAATATGACTTACCAGAACTACCGCCACCATAGAATATCAAATATCTATCGTCGTTATCTAAGTAAGGCAGGTACACATCGTTGAATACTTTCTTTGAGATTTTAATATTTACGTTCATTAATCATCACTTAATTCTATATTGATTGTTACTTCACTATTGACATCAGCTTCAATACTCTGTTTCTCTCTCCAGCCTTCAAAGTTATTGGCAAGGCTGAATTTTGCACCGTTCGCTCCATCTTTGTCGTACAGCCTTTCCTCTGCATAACGCTCTACTTGTGCCTTTGCGCGCGTAATCGTGTCCATAAATTCTTCTTTATCCTGATAATTCAAAAGTGATTGTCGGCTGTTAAAACCAAGCGCAAGTGCTAATCCGGTAATAGTTAATGGTCTTACGCCATATACAATAGGTGCGCCGTTCTTATCAAAGTATGGCTCTCCTGTCTCTTTGTTAATTAATGGCGTTCCCTTGCACTCTTCAAAGTATGCGTCTATCTTCTCTTGAATTTCCTCTTTACTCTTATACTTTGGAGGTCTACCTGCACTCATGCTGTACTCACTTCCCTTCTATATCACCTCTAACAAGCGTAGTAGGATTTGAACCTACACCGGCAGGAATCAAAATCCTGTGCACTACCTTTATGCGATACGCCTACACACAAAAAAGAGTCAAGGTTTTTATTCCTCAACTCTTTCTCTGTCAGCATAACAATAACATAACTAATGCGTGTCATTCCATGCCATCTTTTATTTTAAAGTTTGATAATGCTCTTGCATGGAATCTATGTACTTGTCTCCATGAATAATCCATTTCAACGCAAATCTTTTCCCATGAATAATTTCGCAAATATCGCAATGTTAATACTGTCTTTTCGTTTTCATCTGGCATCTTCTCAATCTGCTGTTGTACCTCTGTAAAACGTTCAACAGCATCTTTTCGGGCCTTAATGATCTGCGAGACTAACTTATCGTACTTAACCATATAATCCGATAAATCACGCTTATTATGTGCGCTTGGCATATCAGATGTTACTAAACTCGGCAACATTTCTCCTAAACGAAGTTCTTCTAGCTGTTCAGCTAATCGTTTTCCCTTTTGCTTAAATTGCTTATAACTTTGCAAATAGGCTTTCTTTTCTTCGTTTTCCTGTTGCCTACGCTGCTTTTGTTCTTCTGTTATCTTCTCCAACCCTATCCACCTTCTTCCTCAATAATGTTATATAATTCCTCCGCCATCACTCCAAGTGCATCCTGCGTGTACTTGATGTCCAACCGGTCAGCAGATGCCATGTACTCTAGCATTGCTGCTATTCCTCTGATAGTTTGTAAGTCTTGTTCTTGCATATAACCACCTCCAAGAATATTGTAATACATAAACTCGGAAGTGGATTACGCGATTCGCGCTATTGCAAGGGAATTTTCTTAGAAGCTAGGAATTCGCTAACCAACTGCATAGGTATGCCCTGCTTCTGCATAATCCCAGTCGTACTGTTGTCTAATCTTATACATGTTCTTGAATACTGGTACATAATCTATCTGTACTGCACTGCCGTCCACAATCTCATTCTGTTCCATGAACTTCTTAAGGGCTTTCTTCTGCTTTTTCTTGTCAACAAGGATATGGTGATATGTATAAAACTCTTTCATATACATCATTCCATTATCAAGCTCACTATAAAAAGCAGTCATAGTATAGCCGTCACATTCACGGATGTACTGATATGCCACAGTATTCACAGCATGAATGTCCTCTGTCCTGATAACCTCATGCATTGCCAGATACTTCTCAGCTTTAGCCAGTGCCGGTGCCGCATCCAAAAAGCAGTTAAAATCAATACTGGTATTCCATGCACAATCATATGTACCAGTCATGTACTGTAACCGATATCCTCTCGTTTCATTGCAAAGCCACGTTTCATCAAGGACCTTCGCTTCTCTGATATCACCACGTTTTAC